TATTGATTGTTCTAAGGAAACTGCGTCATCATTAGATTCTACTTCAAATCTAGCGTGATGATCGTATGCGTATATGTTTACAAGGAATTTTTTCATGGTTTTGTCTTTCTATTTTATGATTGTGGCGGAACTGTGTCCCGCCACAAAAAATTTAAGTATTAAGCTCCTGGAGATCCGAAGATTCCTCTAGGGTCAGATACACCAAATACGTATCTTTCTCTAGCTTTGTATCTTACGTTTCCAGTATCAAAGTCACCTTCCATTTTAGTAGTCAATGGACTTCTTTCAAAATGCTTCATACCATTTGGCACGTCTGTGATAATGAAGAACGCATCTGTGTCTGTTAAGAAATTATTAACAGAGTAACCTTGAGGAATCATTCCTAAAGATCTGATTGCGTTGATATCATTGTCAGCAGTTCCAACTCTACCAGCAGAAGCCATAAGTCTTTCAGCTGTGAATTGTAGTGCAGATGGAACGATCATCTTTGTAGCTTTAGCTGCAATTTTTAAACCTCTTTCATCAGTCATAGCTGCAATGTCAATCATTGACTGCTCTAATGAAGTTTCGTTTAAGTCAGCAGCTGTTGCCAAAGTATTACTGAAATTTCCAGCAATAGTTGGGTGAGCTGTGTTGAAAAGAGTTACACCATCGCCTGAAGTGAAAGTACCACCTGGCATTCCATTGTTAAGCGGGTTAACTGCTTTTACTTGTTTAGTTTGAGCCATAGATCTTGCTAAAGCTTTTGTATATCTTGAAGCAAGTCTGTCATACAGGTTATCCTCAATAGCTTCTTCAGTTATAGCAAACGCTAACGCAATTGTTTCGTTAGTGTATCTAGCTGTAAAAGTTTCTTGAGCATTATCGTAAGTAACAGCAGAACCTTCCGGTTTTACTGATGCTTGAGCGAAACCTGACAACATAACTTCTTCTTCAAAAGCTCTGTCAGATGACTCAGTAGTATAAATATCAGCGGACTGATTTTCATACTGTTTATATTCCAGGCCGAATAAAGCGTTCAAACCTGGCTCTAGTTCTTTAACTAGTTGATTACGTGATATAGCCATAGTTATTCCTCCTTATATCCCTGCTACGTTGTTTCCTAAGATATGTTCTCTGATTTGAACTCTAAGAGCAAAGCCCTCAGCAGTAGTATCAGAATGATCAGGATCTCTAGAAACTCCGATTATAAACAATTGTGCCTTTGTATTAGCCGTTGTTGCCGAAATTTTTGATTTCGAAATATACAACGGAGATACACCGACATCGCCGACTTGGTCCGCACAGTGTCCAACTTCATTTTGGTTGAAAGCTGTATCTGCAGACATTACCTCAAACATACTCATAGGGTCGTCATTGACGTACGCTACGATATCCGTTGCAGTGTTACCTGCAGGCGAATAGTTTGAGAAAGTTGGCTTATTTGTAGTTGCGTCAGTATAAAAAACGCCGTTCAATACACCTAGATTTGATTCATCAGTGTCACCAGAGGCAAGTACTACACCATCCGCAGTTAATTTCACCATAGCTGCATGTGAAATTAAAGCAGAAGAAGCAGCAACCGACCACTGACTTAGAGCGTCGTTATTATAGTTCTGCGCAATCTTTTTAATAGGTCTGAATCCAAACCCAGTAGTTGACGCATTAGCCATATTGTTTTCTCCTTGTGTGACCTACCCTTGCGGGCCTCCAGTCACGGTTAATGTTTTCGCTGGGTTGATTCGTTAAAAATTTTTAACTCTTCTTGCCACCGAAGGTTGTACGAGTTTGCATATCGATGTCGATAGGCATTCCCCTATGCTGTTCCTTCATAAGATCGTTATCTATTGCGGCCTGTTGATCTTGCGCTTGTTTTGCAAAATACTCTTGTCTTGACCTTGCGATCTCTTCCGGTACCCTAGTCAGCACTAGGCCTCCGTGCCCGATAACCCCTGCGTATTTGCCGTCTGTGATTGCTGGAAAGTCCTCATCAGGATATTCGTCGGCTCTTACTAACTCATACCCGGACCTTAAGCGTCCTTGTATGTTTTTCGTGTCAACAAATCCTAAGACTTCTATCCTGACCCATCTGTGTCTGAATCCGTCTGGCGCGTTGGGCGTATCTAAGTACGATGGTGGAGTCCAAACTTTAGGTTGTTCTTTTACTTTAACTTCCTTAGCTCTTGATGCTACTTTTGTAGTATCACTTTTCTTTGTTTGGCTCGCACGAGTTTGGTTTTTATTTTCCATATGCTTATACCTCCTCCGTGTTTATAAGTTGCTTCGCATACTCTTCTAGTGGCACACCTAATTTTTTCGCTATTGCGATTTGAGAAGATGTGAGTCTCACTTGTCGTTTATTGCGACTAGTCTTTGTACTACGCGTTGCAGAGGCAACGGTCTGTGTAGGTTTACTAGTCTGTTTTTGTTCTACTGGTTTATCAAATTTATGGGGAAATTCAAGTTTAATTCTCTTATCTATTTCCTCATAGTATTCGTCCGTTTGAGGATCCATACCTTCTTCTTCAGTAAGTTTCCTATGTAGATCAAATGCTGTGTAAGTCATGGCATTATCCTTACCAAACCACTCATTTTTTTCAGCCCAAGCTTCTGCTTTAGGGTCTCTGACAGGCTGTTGTGCAGGCTGTTGTGATTGTGGCTGAGATACAGGTTTTTCTTTAGCTGCTGTTTCTTGGACTTGATGTTGGGTCTTTAATTCAGCTAATTTACCTTGTTCATAACCTAATTGAGATATTTGAGTCAAAGCTTCTACTTCAGCTTTAGAATCTTCATTTTGTCTAGCTGCAGCAAGTTTTGCTTGAGCAGCTGCAATAGAAGAAGAAATTCTTCCTTCCATTTCACTGACATAATTTTTATCTAAAGATGTAGCTTGAGTTTGAAACTGATCCCTTTCTGTTTTAATACTTTGAGCATAACGTAAAGCTTCTTCTTTTTGTCTTTCAGCTTCACGCATTTTTTTAGTAAGCTTAGCTATTCTTTTCTTAACTCCTTCAGAGTATTCTTCAACTGCTTTAGAGTTATCTTGTTGTTTATCAGCTTCATCTTTGTTAGCTTCCTGTGTAACCTCACCGCCTTCGTTCTTTTCATCTCGAACAGCAGGCTGCTCATCAGATTTCTCAGGTGTACTATTGGGCTGATCATCGTAGATAATAGTTGCTTCATTTTTCTTTACCTCATTTTCATAAGTTTTATCTGTTTCTTTCTCTGGTTCTGGCAGTTCGACGCTCGCACCCGGACCGGATGTATCAAGGTCAACTGTTTTTTCTTCTGTGTCTGGCATAGTTTTTCTCCTCTATGATTAAAATTCGTGGAAGATATCTTCAGGGTTATCCACGGTCGCTAATACTTCATCATCATTGAGAAGTCTTAACTCACCCCCATCTATTTTGATTCGACTACCTGCATATCTTGCAAAAATAATCCAATCACCTTTCTTGCACCAGGGACCTTCTGGGTATCGTTCTTTATCATAGCAGTGTGGGCCCATTCTTAAAACTAATCCACAAGTAGATGCAACTTGAGATCGTTCGATAGTATCTTCTGCTAAAATTATTCCACCTTTAGTTTTTTCTTTTTGTTTAAAAGGTAAAACTATAATTCTCCAACCTGTCGGTTCGGGAAGTTTAGATGATTCGTCGATTTCTTTTTTCTTTGTTGGTTGTACGCCAACTAATTCTTTATTGGGTAACTCAATTTTTGGTTTTTGAGTCGAGGTTGATAACGGTTCCGTCTTTGTCATTTTGCTCCTTTTTATTTAGCAGGGTGGATATTTCCTGATTTAAATACTGATACGTTCGTATCTGGCCTAACATATACTGATATTTTTCCATATTGTCAACACCACCAGATGCCATAGCCGCCACGATATCATCGTGTCTCATTTTTACTATTCTTTGTATTTTTTCTATAAATGTTAATTCGTCCATTATTTCTTTTTCCTTTTCTTTGGTTTTATTTTACTGCCATATTTTTTAGTCCATTTTTTTGCAATAGCAGGTTCTTTTGCAAATAAATATTTACGTTGTTTTTCAGATCTAAAGGGCATTTCTAGGCTCCCTAAAATCTTCTATTGCTTTTAACTTTTCTTGAGCATCTGCAATTTTTTGAAACAGTTTATCTATCTCATCTATATGTTGAGGATGTTCTCCAATACCTACAGAGTTTTCTAAATATATTTTTATTGTAGCATCAGCTTCAGAAATCTGTGCTGTATATCTATCTTCTAGTGCGTCTAGTATTGCTGTCTTCATATTCTACTCCTAATCATATCTAAACCATCCTGTAATTATATATTTTTCTTTATCCTTACTAATCACGCCCCTATGAGTGTGAGTAAATTCAGCTGGCCAAATAACCGTAAGTCCTTTTTTACAGGGTGTG